TAAATGTCGAGGAGACGGCCGGCAAGATTAAAAACGACAACATGCCGGATGAGGATTTCTATAAGTTCCTGTTTGCAGCATTTGTAAATATGGAGCAGTCGATGGAACAGGATGCTTCCATTTATGTATTTCATGCGGATACGGAAGGGCTGAATTTCAGAAAGGCATTCAAGGATGCAGGTTTTTATCTCTCCGGGTGCTGCATCTGGAAGAAGAACGCACTGGTTCTTGGAAGAAGCCCGTACCAGTGGCAGCATGAGCCGTGTCTGTTCGGATGGAAGAAAGGCGGGAAGCATCAGTGGTATTCCGACAGGAAACAGACCACCATATGGGAATATGACCGTCCGAAGGCAAGCAAGGACCATCCGACCATGAAGCCTGTGGCGCTTATGGCTTATCCAATCCAGAACTCCTGCATGAGCAACTGCATCGTGCTTGATCCGTTCCTTGGTTCCGGCTCTACGCTGATCGCCTGTGAGCAGACACACCGTATCTGCTACGGTATTGAACTGGATGAGAAGTTTGTGGATGTGATTGTAAACCGCTACATTGAACAGTGCGGTTCGGATGCGGATGTATTTGTCATCCGTGACGATATGAAAATTTCATATCAGCAATTATGCAGGGGAGGGCAGTATAATGAAACAGATGACCTTCCTTGATCTATGTTCCGGCATCGGCGGCTTCAGGCTCGGTCTTGAAACTGCCGGCCATAAATGCATCGGGTACTGTGAATATGATAAATTTGCAAGAGCCTCATATGAGGCAATGTATGATACGGAAGGAGAGTGGAAAGCTCATGATGTCACAAAACTCAAACCCGGAGATGTCCCCTATGCAGACATCTGGTGCTTCGGATTCCCATGCCAGGACATCTCCGTTGCCGGAAAACAGCGGGGACTGGTCGGAAAAAGAAGTGGAATATATTACAACATTATTGACCTCCTCAAAGGCAAAGAGGAAAGTTCTAAACCCTCATACCTACTTGTTGAGAACGTTAAGAACCTGTTATCGATCAATGCAGGATTCGACTTTGCCTCAGTTCTGTCTGAAATGGACGAAGCAGGGTATGACTGTCGGTGGCAGGTGCTTAACTCCAAAAACTTCGGAGTCCCGCAGAACCGTGAGCGTGTGTTCATTATCGCAAATCTTAGAAGCAGAGGTAGACGAGAAATATTACCTCTCACCGGAGAAAACGCAGCAGCTCTTAACCAGCTTATAGGAGGTATGCAGGGCTACCGTGTTTATGGGACGGACGGCATTTCCGCAACCCTTGTGGGGAATGCGGGCGGTGTCGGGGCCAAGACGGGTCTTTACTTTATCGACCAGAGCAACCATGATCCGAAGATCACGGATACGGCAAGATGCCTGACAGCGAGGTACACAGCCGGGATGACCAACCATACCGCCATGAACTCAGCCGTGCTGGAAGTCCACCCAGTGCTTACACCGGAGCGGATGGAGAAACGGCAGAACGGAAGACGGATGAAAGAGGACGGAGAGCCGATGTTCACCCTGACCTCTCAGGACAGGCACGGTGTGTATGTCTGTGAAAAGGTGGATTCCGTCAAAGTGAAAAATGCTACAAAGGCAGGATATGAAGTGGCACGGGAAGGGGACGGTATCAACCTTGCCTACCCGGACAGTGAGACAAGAAGGGGAAGGGTCGGAAAAGGATGCTCCCAGACACTGGACTGTTCCGGGCAGATGGGAACGCTCATGAGGGGCGGCCGCATCAGACGGCTGACTCCGAGGGAGTGCTTCCGCTTACAGGGATTTTCTGATGAGCTTTTTGACCGTGCCTCTGCCGTCAACTCCGATGCACAGCTTTATAAACAGGCCGGGAATGCAGTCACCGCAACAGTCGCTTATGCGGTTGCGATGTCACTTCCGGAGTCCAGAAGCTGACATTACATTTTCTTTTGGAAAGTACCATTATCTGCTTGACTATACGGGCATTCAGAGTGATATATGGTACTACCAAAAGGAAAGGAGACCAGCAGAATGGAAATTATTACAAACGCTGAGAACAGGAAAGAATTAGTAAAAGCCTTATCCGGACATTTCGGACAGAGGTCAGAATACCTTGGACCGCCATCCTTTGCATACCGCATCGGAAGCATCACGGTGGACAGGGACGCAAAGGTCATACTTGAAGATGACAGCATGGAAGACGAGGTGAGAAGGGTGCTTTTCCAGAATGACGTGGCAGAAGAGACACAGGAAACACAGACGGAAGAACCGGAAGCAGAGATCAAAATACCGATCGGCAGCATGACACCGCAGGGCATCATCAACCTGATAAACATGATGCATTCCAAACAGTACCTTATCAACAGGGCAGTCGGAAGGGAGTGCATTTCCATAGCAGACAGCCTTATAAATGCCCTTGCCGAAAGTACCTTTGAAGATACGGAGTCGGCAGCAGGGTTCATTACGGAACAAGGCGGATGCAGCGGTGTTACCTTTGCAGACGGGAACATTGAATTCACGGGATTTCCGCATACCGATGGCATGATGGAATACTGCAGACTTGCATCGGCAATGGTAAAGAAAGCATCGGAACAGAAACGTGTGAATCCGAAACAGACCATTGAAGAGAACGAAAAATATTACATGAGGGCATGGCTGGTATCCATCGGATTTGGCGGGAGCGAAGGAAAGGAAACAAGATCCTTCTTCCTTAAGGGGCTGAAAGGCCATACGGCATTCCGGACCCCGGAAGATGCGGAAAAGTGGAAAGCCAACCGCAGGGCAGAAAGGGGGTCAACGGTATGTTCGGAGTAAGCAGACAGACACTTGAGAGACTGAGGAAGGAATATCCTGCAGGAACCAGGGTGGAGCTTATCCGCCTTGATGACCCCTACCGGAAAATCCCGTCAGGAACCATCGGAACGGTGGAATATGTGGATGATGCAGGACAGCTCCACACGGTATGGGACGGACACGGCTCTCTTGCGATGATCTACGGAGTGGATGAATGGAGAAAGGTGGAAAACGATGGATGATATAACAACTGTGTGTTATGGTAAAAAGGAATCATGGAAAACAAGGGAAGAAGCAGAACGATTCTTCCTTCAGGGCATGATGGGTTCGGATGGAAGCGAACGGGAACGGTACACAAATATTTACATAAAGCTGCAGATGGGAATTAACTTCTGTACGGATGAAGAATTTTGAAAGGGGAAATGGAAAAGGTGAAAGATGTCAGAAGAAAGCTGCTTGCACTGATGAAAGTGCATCAGCTGGATACAAAAGGGTTCTCTGATAAATGTGGAATAGAAGAAGGACGCATAGATGTAATTCTCCGCAGCAGGGCAAGACTTACGATGAGTGAGGCAGAGAAGATTGCAGAAGCATTCGGACAGACGGTAGAGGAAACATTCAGCATCGAACCGCTTCCGGTGGAAGAAGCAAGGGAGTTCGGAAAAACAGAATTCCAACAGATGATCACGGAACGGCTCAATACCATAGCAAAGCTGAATAAAGTGGATGCAGCCGGATTTGCAGAGAAATGCGGATTAAAAAAAGCAAGAACAGCAAACCTTCTGAAAGGTGATGCAGTGATTACCGTTATGGAAGCAGTAAAAGTGGCGGATGCGTTTAATGTATCACTTGATTATATCATGGGATTTTATCCCTATCCGTTTCCAACACCAAAAGATGACAAAGAAGCCCGGTTGTTTGAACAGATAGGCCGGATGTCACTGGATGAACTTGCAGAATTCTCTGACATACTCAAAGAAAAAATGAATGACGGAATATCATAAAATACACAGTTTTTCCAATTGATGTTTGTGCAGTTTATGGCTCACATATAACTGGATATATGTGTGTTTTAGAGCGAATATGTACCTACCGAAAGGGAAGAAAACAAACGGAGGTACAAGCCATGAACGAAAGGATTACAAAGCAGATCGAGGAAATGAAGAAACAGACCATCGGGGTCGAGGTTGAGATGAATAACATCCGAAGGGATAAGGCAGCAGAACTTGCAGCAGCATTCTTCGGAACAGGAAGATTTGAAAACACGGCTTCCAGAAACGGATATTATACATGGTCCGCATGGGATGCAAGCGGAAGGGAATGGAAATTCCAGAAGGACGTCAGCATTGCGGGACCGGATGATAAAAAATGTGAGCTGGTCACACCAATTCTTCACTACGAAGACATCGAACTTCTCCAGGAACTGATAAGAAAGCTCAGACATGCGGGAGCCAAAAGTGATGCAACAAGGGGATGCGGAGTCCACATCCACATCGGAGCAAAGGGACACACACCGCAGACTTTACGAAATCTTGCAAACATCATGGCGGGACACGAGAATCTTTTAGCGGATGCCTTAAACCTCGACAGCTGGCGGATGAACCGCTACTGCAAAACGGTAGACCCAAGATTCCTTAAGGAACTCAACAAAAAGAAACCGAAAACGATGGCAGCCTTGGCAGACATCTGGTACACGGCAAACGGGGCAAGCTACGGAAGAGACCATCATTACAATGACAGCCGATACCATATGTTAAACTACCATGCCACTTTTACAAAAGGGACGGTCGAGTTCAGACTTTTCCAATTTGATGCCCCGGCTGACGGAAAGCTGAACGGACTGCATGCGGGACAGCTGAAGAGCTACATCCAGCTCTGCCTTGCCTTAAGCCAGATGGCAAAGGAAGTAAGGACGGCAAGCCCAAAACCGCAGCAGACAGAAAATCCGAAATACGCAATGCGGACATGGCTTTTGAGACTCGGATTCATCGGGGACGAATTTAAGACCGCAAGGGAAATCCTTACAAAGAGACTTGCAGGAGACACTGCTTTCAGAAGCGGAAGGGCTGCTTGAAGAGAACAGCCTCCTGCCACCTTGGAGCACTGACCGCCATGAGCGGTCTTAAGGTGGTAGAAGGGTGTTCCCTTCAGAAAGGATGGAAACATTATGAAAAGATATTACATTGCTTATGGCAGCAACCTGAACATCAGACAGATGCGGATACGATGCCCTCACGCAAGGGTGATCGGAACTGCAGTCATACACGATTATGAGCTTCTCTTTAAAGGAAGCCGTACGGGAGCCTATCTTACCATTGAGCCGAAGAAAGGCAGCGAGGTTCCCGTGGCGGTATGGGAAGTCACGGAGTCGGATGAGGCGGCACTTGACCGCTACGAAGGATATCCGGTGTTTTATTACAAAAAAGAAATGGAACTCGATATCAGGGGTATCTGCACGGGGAAGATACGCAGAAGGAAGTGCTTTGTGTACATCATGCATGAAGAACGGAAGATCGGAGTACCTTCCCTTTCGTATGTCAGCACATGCCTTCAGGGGTACATCAGCTTTGGGTTTGACGAGCATTATCTTTCCGAGGCACAGATAAAAGCAGTGGAGGTGGCAGGACATGAAGAATGAAACACTGCACATACGGATATGCCCCCGCTGCGGGGCTTCCTACGGAAGGACACCATCTCTTTCAAGGGCAGACGGCAGAACGCTTATCTGCCCAGACTGTGGGACACGTGAGGCGCTTGAGAGCACATTGGTGTCGGGGCAGAGGAACAGGAACAGATCCTTGAATCCATCCACAGGTCGCAGCGGTAAAATCCACAATTTCTTCCAAAAATCTTTGTGTACATTATGATGCTTAAATGACTGGATATATGTACGGTTCAGAGCGAATATGTACCTACCGAAAGGGAAAACAGAGAAAACGGAGGAAAATACGATGGAAACAAAGATCACAACAGCAGAAAAATTAGGAATGGAGCTTTACGGATGCATGAATTCAGCAGTCCTTGACTACGGTGACTACACGGTTGCAGTCTGGGAACACTGCTTTAAGGGCAGCATTGCAGAAGTTTATGAACTGGTTGAAACACCGGAAGAGACAGGTCTTGGAAGATGCGAATGCAGGATTTCAAGGATCGGAAGAAAAGAAGGGTTTGAGGATGCCGGACATGCAATGGCGTGGGCACTCACAAATGTAAAATAGCAGAAAGGGCAGGGAAAACGTTCCCTGCCTGTGTACATTTACACAGTGTAATGCAGTTATCTTTGTGTACATTATGGTGTTGAATTGACTGGATATAATCAGCGTTTAGAGCGAATATGTACCTACCGAAAGGGAAAACAAAGAAAAAAGCGGAGGTACAAGACCATGAAGAAGATTGAGATTTTTGAAAAAGCCATGAACGAGGGAGGAAGCCTTAAGGATTACGGGATCAACAGTACATTATTTGCAGCATACAGAGACTGCCAGGAAACAGGAAACGATAACATTGATTTTAACGGAGTCATCTGGGATTACGACATTCCGGAAATTGTAAAGGCTTTAAAGGAAAACGGCATCAGCGAATTTACGATAAGCAGTACATTTTCAAGCCTGATTGAAACACTTGCAGCATTTGAAAAGGAAGGCATCAGGATGGCAAGGCTTACCGAGGTGAATGCAACATACTCGGATTGGAAAACAGGAAAGAAAGCAAGAATTCCGGCAATCAGAATGACACTTTAAGAATAAACACACAAATCGGAAGGCCTCTTCGGAGGTCTTTTTATTATGCCATTTGTGGGGAGGTGAGGACAGTGGCACAGAGAGGAAGAAAACCAAAGCCTACGGCAGTAAAGGTGCTTGAGGGCAATCCGGGCAAGAGAAGCCTTAATACGGGCGAACCAAAGCCTGAGAAAAAGGCCCCGCGCTGTCCGGCATGGCTTGAGGATGAGGCAAAGAAGGAATGGAAGCGGATGGCAAAACAGCTGGAGCATCTGGGAATCCTTACGGAAATCGATATGGCAGCATTCGCAGGATACTGTCAGGCATATGCGAGATGGAAAGAGGCAGAGGAGTTCATTACACAGCACGGGACCATCGTAAAGACCCCGAGCGGATACTGGCAGCAGGTACCGCAGGTGTCCATTGCCCAGACCTATCTGAAGATCATGAATAAGTTCTGTGAGCAGTTCGGTCTGACCCCGTCTGCAAGAAGCCGTATCTCCACGGACAGCGGTGAGGATAAGCAGAACGATGAAATGGAGCTTCTGCTTGTGAAAGGCGGTGCAGGATAATGTTTGACAAGGCAAAAGCAGACCATGCGGTCAATTTCATAAACTGCCTGAAGCACACCAAAGGAAGGTGGCGGGGAGTTCCGTTTGAACTTCTCCCGTGGCAGGACGAGATCATCCGTACCATTTATGGGACTGTAAAGGAAAACGGATACAGGCAGTACAATACCTGTTACTGTGAGATACCAAAGAAAAACGGAAAATCGGAGCTGGCGGCTGCCATTGCACTGTATATGACATGCGGTGATGGTGAATGGGGAGCAGAGGTTTATGGCTGTGCTTCCGATAGGCAGCAGGCTTCCATCGTATTTGATGTTGCAGTGGATATGGTGGACCAGTGTCCGGCACTGAAGAAAAGGATCAAGCCCGTCATGTCCGTAAAAAGGCTTGTATATAAACCAACCAACAGCTTCTACCAGGTGCTGTCGGCAGAGGCATACACAAAGCATGGACTGAATGTCCATGCGGTCATCTTTGATGAGCTGCACGCACAGCCGAACAGGGAACTGTTCGATGTCATGACCAAGGGTTCCGGTGATGCCAGGACACAGCCGTTGTTCTTCCTGATTACGACAGCCGGGACAGACCGGAATTCCGTGTGTTTTGAACAGCACCAGAAGGCTCTGGATATCATAGAGGGGAGAAAGATAGACCCGACATTTTATCCTGTGATCTACGGGGCATCCGATGAGGATGACTGGTCGAGTGAGGATGTGTGGTATAAGGCAAATCCGTCACTCGGATACACGATTGACATTGAGAAAGTGCAGAATGCATATATCAGTGCAAAAGAGAATGCAGCAGAGGAGAACGTGTTCCGGCAGCTCCGTCTGAACCAGTGGGTGAAACAGAGCACCAGGTGGATGCAGATGGATAAGTGGGATGCCTGTTCCTTTGCCGTGAATGAGGATGAGCTTCTCGGTAGGGAATGCTATGGCGGACTCGACCTTTCAAGTTCCACGGATATCACGGCATTCGTGCTTGTGTTCCCGCCAAGGAACGATACGGAGAAATATGTGATACTTCCGTATTTCTGGATACCAGAGGATAACATGAGGCTGCGTGTCCGAAGGGATCATGTCCCGTATGATGTCTGGGCAGCCGAAGGGTGCTTAAAGACCACGGAAGGAAATGTCATCCATTATGGATTTATCGAGCAGTTCATTGATGAACTTGGCAGAAAGTTCCATATCAAGGAGATCGCATTTGACCGATGGGGAGCTGTGCAGATGGTGCAGAACCTTGAAGGTATGGGATTTACCGTTGTCCCGTTCGGACAGGGTTATAAAGATATGAGTCCACCGACAAAAGAACTGATGAAACTGACATTGGAAGAACGGATCGCACATGGCGGACATAAGGTACTGCGTTGGATGATGGATAATGTGTTTGTCCGTCAGGATCCAGCGGGAAACATCAAAATGGATAAGGAAAAATCCACGGAGAAGATTGACGGGGCCGTTGCAACCGTTATGGCACTTGACCGTGCAATCAGAAATGAAGGCAGTGACGGAAGCGTGTATGATGACAGGGGTATTCTTGTATTCTGATGCAGCCGTGTATGATTCTGTAAAATCATAATCCGGCTGCATGTTTCTGTGTTAAGATATAGGAAAAGCACAGGGAGGCATTTCGTATGCAGGAAGAATTTTTTATGAACAGTATGGAAAAAGACCCCAAACTTAGCGGTGAGCACGGGGCGCAGACAAGGAAGTCCCTTGCACTGAAAGCAGAGGAGATCCTCGGACTGGATCTGGAAACAGTGGTAGCGGATGATGACCTTATGTATGATTCGCTGATGAAACTGAAACCGATTGAGAACCCAAAGAAAAATCCAATGCAGAATGCACTGAGAAAATATTATTACTACAGGAATGGGAAAGAGTTCCCACGACTGAACAATTATCAGAGATGATCAGGAACGGCACTTCTTCGGAGGTGCTTTTTTTGTACCCATTTTTAGGAGGTGTCACATGGGAATTAAGAGTTTATTCGGATTCGGACAGGC